CCGGCGGAAAGTAGGTGCCGAGCTCCAGACGAGCTCTCCTGTCCCACTCAAGAACCTGAACAATTCTTGTGTGAGTGGACAAGACCCCCGTGTTTGCACACGGCTTGGGCCACCTCTGCTTTCCTGCCCTGATATCTTGTGGTCGAACCTTTGCATTTGTATTCCCAGTGTTCAAATACGTCAAATTAGTTCCTATCGCCGCATAGGAATTAATAAACGCATTGGGAATAAAGCAATCACCCGATTGGTTAGTGTCAAGTTCCACACGCTTGCTGGCAACGTGCGAACTAACCATCGATTGACAATGCTTCCAAGCAGTTCTGTTCCTTGGAACTGCTGGTACCTGCAAAGGTTTGATGTACTTTCCTGGGTTATGAGGACCTTCGTGTCCAGCATCTGTACAGAGATACAACTCCCAAAGAGCCTTCCTGCACCACCTTGGTACTCTGAGACGTCCCTTACAAGGATGTCCCAGACCACCCAAGGAAGCAGGAAGCTCAGGAGGTCTCTGCTTCTTCGAAGCAATCTTTCGTTGCGTGCGGTAGATTGTCTTTGCACAACGTGCAAGTCGATTGAACGAAGAAGAGTCTACAGAATGCTGACTCATAACCCCATTACCATCTCGGACAAACTCCTTCAAGGAAGCCGGTCTAAAGGACTTAAGTCCCTTACCTCTCTCAGCAGTGAGAGCGTAAGCTTCGCAGAACACGAAGCCAATTTTAGACCGGAACGACTTTCCTTGATGGAGTTCGCTTCCTACAGCAGAGGCCCTCTCTGCATAGGAAGCGACGTTAAGGGGATGAGTTATCGCCGCCAAGTCATCACCGCAGATGATCCTGTGGCTGCCGAGACGAGAACTCATCCAGTGATTGAGGAGGCTCAAGACTATAAAGCTGCAAGGGGTTCCCATCAGGGAACCTCTAGTCTTGGGCACCTCCACGCGCCCCTCAATCACACCATAACGCCGTCCAACTGCATCTCTCACGCTTGGCTCCAACGACGAAAGCGGGTACGAGACATAATGCAACTCTTGACCCACGCCAAGACTGTTGGCGAGGGAATGGCAAAGCAGATCCGGGAGACCAGATCTACGCAAGCCATCAATGACAGCAAGAATTGCATCATGTCCAAACCCGTCAGTCGCGCAAGTGAGGTCGGCCGAAAGGAAGACCTTACTTTCGTGGAAGCCGCTCCATACTCGGCGAAGCGATTCCTCTTCCGTATGCGGAGCATACGGAAGGATCTGAGGAATACGCTCGAGCATGCGAGGCCAGACGACCTGTCGAACAAGGTCGCCTTCAGCGAAGACAGATGCAGGAGGTTTGGTAATGACACGTGCCTTCATCCCCAGTTCCGCGATTACGGAGACCTGATGCACCACCCGCTTACCCTCAGCCGATCGGAGAAGCCAAGCTGTACTAGAAGCCTGGTTCCTTTCGGCGCTGAGCACGACAGGGTGAGCAAAGGGTGCATCTCTACGTATTCGTGTACTGAGTCTGTGCTCGAAGTGGCTCGCCAAACGGCTCCGTTCTCTAAGGCCGGAGCCTGGGGGTGGTCGACCCCCACGGAGGTAACCTTCTCCGGCCTGTGCCCAAGCTTGACGCTTGAGCGACTGGACGTAGGAAGAGTAACCTCCTTTTGCGCGACCCGCTTCAACCACAGCAGCGGACGAAGAAGGCACAGTGTAAGAAGTACAATCTTGGAACGCCCCACTAAGCAGTGTCTTCACGTGATTCTTGATATCCAACAAGTACTCGTTGGAGGTCACGTGCCTGCTAGTAAGGCGATTAAGGTGCTGGGTTACAGCTGTCTGTTGAAGAGACTCCGGCGCGCATGGAAGTGCGCGGGCAACTCTGGAGAAGGCCAGTTTGCCTTTGACAGAAAGTCTCTTATCAAGCCAACAAGACAGCCGTCCCGGGAAATGAGTTGGTGGTCGGCTGCGCGGTGCACACCCAAGTGCACGAGCACGCAACCAACCGCAAAGGTCCTTCAACTCCTTTGCAGTTGTCAGCCAGCCGTTTCTCTCAACAGAGAGAGACAGCCAACGCCTCAATTCCCAGGAACCAGCACGCGTTCCAAGTCCACAAGATATCAGGCCACACCAAACAGCCTTCCACAGCTGATTGGTTGCCGGACATGTTCGACGACTAGGGACGCTTCTTTTAGACCTGCGAGAGCCAGCTACAAAACTGGCTCTTACAGCGCTGCGAGAAGCAGGGACGACACCTCGAACAGAGAGTCGTTCCCGACCCTTAACCGTCACAAACGGGAAAGACGCTAGTCTTTCACGCATGATCTTGTCAAAG